TTGTACATTCAAATTACCATTACCACCCCATTCTTTACCTATAATAACACCATTCTTATTCAATATATATACTAATTCCTCACCGTGAATATGAATTCTTCCTGGTGAATATATTCGTCCATTTGCTGGTAAACTAATACCTACTTTATCATCTGTTTTAGTTGTTGTACCATCCCATTTTTTGTTAGAAATTGTACACAATTCTCCATCTGCGCACCATAATGATCTTGGTCTTAATGTATTTTCAAGACTAGCTATATCAGCTATAGTACCTGCCGGTCCAGTTATTCTTGATTTATAAGTGTTATTTGTAGTTAATGTATCAGCTACTTTATTTAAAAAGTCTTGTCTACCTTGAAGGGCACCTACTATCTGACTTCTAATACTCTCATTTGTTCCTATATAAGTAGCAACACTATTTGATAATTCAGTGGAGCTTTTTGCAATATTTGATCCTAAAGACGTCATAAAAGCATTATTAATTGATAATTTACCAGCAATTTCTTCTGGATCACTTGCTCCATCTTTCCCATCTATTCCATCTTTTCCTGGAAGACCCTGAGGTCCCATTGGACCTGTATCACCTTTAGGCCCCTGAAAACCTCTTGGTCCTTCTGGTCCTTCTGGACCTTCTGGTCCCATTGGTCCTGATTGTCCTTGCCCCATATTTTATATATTAACGAAACAAAAAAAAAATCTTATTTTCTATAAAATATCCAATTAAAAAAATTTTTCGTACTCTGTTTTAATAATAAAGAACTAGATTTATTAATTTTTTCCCACGATAGATCACAATGTGTATCACAATGTGTATCTAATGGATTTCTTATTATATGTTCTTTCATTTTCTCATTTTTTATATATACGTTTTCTCTACAATTGATAATATCACTTATAGTGTTATCATTACTATTATCATCACCTTTATTATAAATCATATCATTCAAAGAATATATTTTAATAAAATCATGAATTTCTTTTATATTACATCTTTCAATGTAATTTATACATAACATTTTATAAATTAATTCACGAAAAATCGTTTTTAATACACCTCTTCTGTTAATCTTTTTATCTATTACCTTTTGAATATTATCCAATTTGTAAAAATTTTCTAAATCCGTAACTGTTTTGATATTTGAAAAAGGTAATAAATTAAACATCAATTCATATAAACATATACCAAAACTCCAAATGTCTATTTTTTTATCATATAAATTACTTTTTTTTATTTTTCTCTCATTTACATTTATTATATTGTCCATATCATTCATATTTAGTATTATCTCTGGAGCCATATAATACGGAGTTCCACATAGTTTGTAATATTTCTTACACAAAAAATCTTTTATATTAATATCTTTCATATTCATATTACATAAATCATAACAAGCAAATCCAAAATCTGATAATTTAAATTCAACATTATTTCCATTGTATTTTATCAAGACATTATGCAATTTTATATCACGATGTATAATATTTTTTGTATGAATATAACTTAAACCATTTGTTATTTGAACTAAAAATTCATACATGAACATATTTGTAAACCCACCACATTCATTCCGGTATTTCACACTATTATCACTTTTTAAAAAATCATAAACATCACCTCCATCACAATATTCCATTCTTAAATAATAAATACCATCATATTTGGTATAACCATAAAATTTTATAATATTAGGATGGTCCAATATTGATAATACCTGAATCTCACTTTCTATCAACTGTTCCAATCTACTAAAATAATATTCATGTTGAGTATTAACCATTTCATCTCTTACACCATAAGGTGTTATATTTACATCTATATTATCATTTTCAACTTTGTTATTTTTTCTAATTGTTCTAGAACCAGAATGTCTTGAAATATAATTCTTTACCAACTCATTTATATTTATTTCTTTTATAATAAACAAATCATCTTTATCAACATCACTCATACATAAAGGATTTTCATATTTACACAAATATACATTTGAAAACGAACCTTTTCCTATATGCTTTATTACTTCATAATCATCAATAACGCTCATATTCACTCTAATATTATTTATGAAAATAAAATTATATTATATACAATTTTATTATCTATTAAGAACCATATCTGTTGATCGTTTGATTAACGTCAGAAAGCTTTTATATATACGGGAAAGCTGCATCATATACTATAATCTACATATATTATAATCTACATATATTATAATCTACATATATTATAATCTACATATATTATAATCTACATATATTATAATCTAAAAAACAAGGCGACTACAATAAAAATAACAATAATCAAAATTACATTTTCCCATTTACATAAACTAGTTAAAATTAAATATATTCTTAACTAATTGATGATGTTATACATTATTTTTAAAATAATCAATACCCGCCTTGTATCCTATATTTATTAAATGTTCCTTTTCATCATTTCCTAAATGAAAGTTTATAAAATCACTGTCAGAACCATCTATTGCTATTATATGTTGTAAATAATTATGAGATAATGTTGTATATCTTTCTCTTTTTGCTAAAAAACAGCCAAATACATTTACAGCAAAACTTTCAAAAGAATTTATCTCTTTTGTTATATTATCATTTAATTCTCCATTTGTTATCATTTTTATACCTAATACATTATCTAAACAATCGTCGTATATATTTATAGGAAAATTATTAATTAGCCCACCATCAACATAATATTCGTCATTATATTTTTCAGCTGAAAACATAAAAGGAACACTTATCGACATTCTTATTGCCTTGATTACTCTTAAATTCGGATTACTTTTATAATCAAAAATATGTAAACAATATTTATTCACATTTGAGGTAACTACTTTAAAATTTATACCAGTTTTTAACCATAATTGTTTTAATGTTATATTTACACTAAAACCTTTTTTCAATAATAAATTTTCAATCCATTTCATAAAACTTTTACCATCATCTAAACCATATTTAGTTAAAAAATTCTTGAGTTTTAATTTTTTTAATTCATTAAAATCAACATTCATAATTTCTGTATACAATTCATCATATGTATACCCTAATATATAACATAACCCAAATACACTTCCTATAGACACACCACATACCTCATTTATATTAAAATCAACAGTTTTATTTAAAACGACTTCTTCAAAACACTTTACCACACCTATATAACATATACCCTTTGTACCACCACCACTAAAAATTAATTTATTAATCTCCTTCATATTTAACAACAAATAAAATAAAATCACAAATTATACAATTTTATTACAAAAAACACTTTAAAAAATTTTACAAAACAATATAATTGATCAATTACGATACAATTTTACAAAAATCCATTTTTGATATATCACTTACTTTATATGTCACTTCTGAAAAATCGTCATCGTTTTTATATATTTTTAAATAATGTTCACGAATATTATTTTTACCTAAATAATCTTGTAAATAAATAAAGAAATATTCCATGTGTTTTTGTCTATCAAAATAAAAACAAAACTTCCTAATCTCATCTGTGATATCAATTAACATTTTATCATTTTCATCATTTATACTTGCGTACACAATCTTGTTTTTCTTTAAAATATGGTTAGAATAATCATTTTTTAATTCAACCAACTCATTGTACAAATCTTGATTTGTGTCTGAAACAAGTAACATTTTATAATCTTTATCTTTATATATAATATCATATTCTACATAGATCTTTTTTTCAATAACTCGAATATTCTTCCTTAATAATTCATCATCGCGTACTTTTTTAAATAGTCTGAAATAAACATCAAATAAAAAAAATACAATATTTACAAAGTTATAATAAACTATTACAATAATTATTCCTAACAAATACAAATACATTTTGATTTAAAAGTTATAAAAATATAATTTTAAACCGTATTAATTTATATTTATGGATTTCTTTCAATTTTTAAAAAACTCATCTGAATCAAATACAGCAACAAAAAGAGATAAACAAACCAAGCAGAAAATAGATAAACAAAACGTTAATTTAAATACGAATGCTAATACTACCTTTAAAACTGCAACTGCAACTACAACAGAAAAACAAACAGATAATGTAGCACTTTATAAAAAGATTAAAAAGGGAGATTTTGTAAAAATTATACATCTAAAAAATAGTTATTTAAATGCATACAAAGGCTATAATGGAGAAATAAGAGATTATAAATATGGTCAAGATGAAGCTATGATTTTTTTACACTGTATCAATTCACAAACGTTTGTGAAATTCCCTTTAGAACATTTTATTTTAAACAATTCTTAATTATATTTTATCATTTTATCTTTATTTGAAAACAAACGATTTAAAACAATACTCATATTGTTCATTTTTTGATGCGTTTCTTTTGTAGAATTATATACAGCATATAAACAAGATTTTATACTAGGATTTTTATTCAATAAAGCTAAACAAACATTACTTGTACACGAATTTGTTTTAAATTTACCATTACCAATATATAAAAACCATACCTCATTACTACCTTTTAATTTTAACTCGTCAAACATTTCATTCAAAATAGAAATACCTGTATGAATAATATCTTCACCGCGATTATAATTAGATTGTTTATTTGCAGTATATTCGACACATTTATTAATATGGTAATCTTTTGTATACAATTTAAAGTCTATATTATCAAGTATATATGAGTGATCTACATCATCATCAAGGCAATAATACAAATCTAATTTATTTAGTATATTCTGTTTTTGTAAAGTTAAATTATTTATTTTATCTTTTAAATACATTAAAGACATATTATATTAGTTTGTATAGTTTTTTTTAATATTTTTCAACCATAAACTTAATTTTTTTTTTAATTAGTATATTATAAATATGGATAAAAGTATTGATTATTCGAAATATCACTCTACATCAGGGTTGTCCACAAAAGCGTGGGGTCCAGGTGGGTGGTATTTTTTATTTTCTTGTATAATGGGGGGATATCCTGTTAGAATTGACAAACGTAAAAAGGAACATCGTTTAATACAACTTCATTTTAAAAACTTACTAATGAGTCTTGCTTATACTATGCCTTGTATTTTCTGTAGAGAATCTTTTAAAACGTTTTGCAAAGAGTTACCTATAAATAAATATATGATTGGTAGAATTGAATTAATGTATTGGCTATACAAAATAAGAAATAAAGTTAATCAAAAATTAATTGTTCAAGAATTAAAATGTTATAATGATGAAAAACGTCGTTTAAAAAAGTTGTATCGCAAAAATGAAATATCCGAAATTGAATATTATGAAAAATTAAAACAGTTTAAAGAAAAAACTTTTATTACAAAAAAATCACCAAAGTTTAAAGAAGTTCTTGATAAATATGAAAGTATAAGAGCAGTGTGTTCAAAAAAGGCCAAAACTTGTGCTTTACCTAATAAAAAAAATTAATTATTACAATAAAATTATAATTAATTTTTACTACATTCTTACTTTTTAATTAAACTCCTATTTCAAAAAAACGTCTCATTTGAGCAGGACTTTGTTCATAACTACTTTGATTCCATGGTCCAATACTTTCTTTTGGAATTGGTGGCAAAGATCTTATATCGTGATATGGAATCTTATTAGATTGCATTACTGTATTAATACCAACGTGATACCCACTAATTAAAAAGTTTTGTTCTTTTAACAATTGTGTTACTGGATTTTCTTTGGCGAATTCATTTTCAGCATCGTATTTAGGAAGTAAATCTTCTGGTACAACTTTATCAGTACCAGCAACAATTTCATCTACGTGTTTCTTTTCATCATCTGCAGTAACTGGAGCTTGATCTACTTTTTCTATAACTGGTTGTACAACCTGTTCTATTTTTTGATCAGTGTTTTCTAAATGTTCTGGTGTCATATAGTTTTCCATAGATTCAGGATTTTTTACATATGTTATAAACAAATAAACAGCAACTAAAATCAGTGCGATTTTAATCATATCATTTGATTGTATAAACTTCCAAATATTGGCTATCATCTTTTTGTTTTAATATAGTATAATAAAATAAATTTTAATTTTGAAAATTAAAAAAAAACACTACAATTTAAAAATAAAACAAATTGTTCCTTATATCATTTATGTATAATTATCAAGAATCTCAATCTTTTAATATACTTGATTCAGAATCAACCTTTGATAACATTGAAAACTTTATATCATTATATTCAACAAATATTTTGTCATTACGTGAAGAACTGGAACGTTTATATCATTATTCTTCACCTTTTTTCTTGTGTAAAATGCAATTTCACCACCTTGTTGACTTTTTTGTAAAAGAATTGTTTGAAAAAACATATACGACCACAACAAACCCACTTTTTATTTCTTTTTATATTACAGAATTACAAATTTCTTATAATGTTGTTCAATATTTTCTTAAAAAACATTTTAGACATAATTTATCTGTACAAAACTGGGAATATTTTTGTTATATTATGACTGATTTATACGAAATACGCGATTAATTTATAAAAAAAATTTTTTTGTTATAAATAATGATATTGTCCATTGATATAGGAATTAAGAATCTATCATTATGTTGTATGAATTCTTTAGAAGAAAATTTATATAACATACATTTATGGGATGTATTTAATACATTGGATACAGAAGATTATCAATGTCAAGCTTTAAAAAAGAATAGTGAAAAATGTGGTAAAACTTGTACATATAAATATAAAAAACAAGATGAATTAATATACAGTTGCAAAACACATTTTCCTAAAGATATTACCATTAAAAATGAAAATATATACAAGAAAAAATTAGTTGATAGTTATTTATTACAAGATATTGCAAAAATTGTATTAACTAAATTACAATCTATATACGATGAAAACAAAGAGTTATTTACTAGTATAACATCAATTATCATAGAATTACAACCCAAAATAAACCAAAAGATGAAATTTATTTCTCATATTATTTACGGTAAATTAGTTGAATTATATTACGATACAAAAACGACAATACGATTTGTTAGAGCAGCAAATAAATTAAAAGCATATACTGGACCACAATTAGAATGTAAATTAAAAGGTGATTATGCAAAACGCAAATGGTTAAGCGTTCAATATACAAATTGGTTCTTGGAGAATAAGGTATCACAACAAGAAAAAGAAAAATGGATGTTACATTTTAACAATCACAAGAAAAAAGATGATATGGGTGATACATTTCTTATGGCTATTAATGCTATAACTGGGATACCTAAATCACAAAAATCAGATAAACGTGGAAAATGTATAAAATAAATATCTTTTATTTTATCTTTTTCAAAACTTTATTTACATAATATATACTATTTTTATATAGTGTCATTTGTTTATATGAATATATATAACACATAACATTTTTATCAAACGTGACACGTTTATTTTTTGTATCTTTCGTATCATCTATTTTGTTATTAATATCAACAATAGAAACTTTTGTAATTATATCATATTGTATCATAATATACAGAATTATTTTATATAATAACTTTTAACATATACGTTTAAAATATAAAATAAATTCAAAATGGATTAATAAGAAAAGTTATGTTAATTAACGAATTTGAAAAATTATCATTAAAAAAATTCAAAATTAAAAGTATTTTACCAGATGCAACTATATTATGCTTGGGTAAGAGGAGATGTTTTAAAAAAGGAACTAAAATTTTAATGTACGATGGTTTAATTAAAGAAATCGAAAATATTAAAATAGGAGACGAAGTTATGGGCGATGATTCCACACCACGTATAGTTAAAGATATTCATAATGGTTATGATATTTTATACGAGATTACTAATCGAAAAGGTGATAAGTATACTGTTAATAGCGACCATATTTTATCATTATTATATAGTGGTAAAAAAGGAGTATATGATATAATATCAAAAAATAGTTTTCGAGCTGTGTGGTTTGATAATAAAACAATTAAACTTAAAAGTAAACTGTTTTCATATAAAAATAAAGATAAAGATATTATATTCAATGAAGCTCAAAATTTTATAAATTCTATAAATGAAAATAGATATGTTGATATACCTGTAAAAGATTTTTTGAAACTTTCTAAAAAATATCAAGAAATGTTATTGGGATATAAAACAGGTGTGGATTTTAAAGAAAAAGATATACCATTAGATCCTTATTTATTAGGATACTGGTTAGGTGACGGTACATCTAGAGAAGCAATTATTACATCAAAAGATTCAGTTGTTCTTAAATATTTTGCAAAAACTTTACCTTTTTACGATTGTTATTTACAATATAGACAAAGCCAACCTTATTCATATGGTATTAATGGTTTAAAAGTCACAGGTTGTAAAAATAATGTAAACTCGTTCTTAAATACATTAAAACAATATGATTTATTAAATAATAAACATATTCCATACGTATACAAATGCAATTCGAGAGAAAAAAGACTTCAATTACTTGCTGGTTTACTTGATTCTGATGGGAATTTAGATAAGAATGAATTTGAATTTACACAATCATTAAAACATGAAAAATTAATAGATGATGTTATTTATCTAGCAAGATCTTTAGGGTTTTCTGCATACAAAAGAAAAAAGAAAACTTCTTGGACACACAAAGGTGAAAAAAAGACAGATTTTGCTTGGAGAATTTTTATAAATGGTTCAGGTATAGAAGAGATACCAACAAAAATTAAAAGAAAACAAGCTCGACCAAGAAAAGAAAGAGTAAATACATTAGTTAGTCAAATCAAAGTTACACAATTAAACTCAGATATTTTTTACGGGTTTGAAGTAGATAAAAATCACAGATTCTTATTAGATAATTTTACAGTTGCTCATAATTCAGGGAAGAGCTGGCTTGTAAGAGATATTTTTTATCATCATAAAGATATACCATCTGGAGTAGTTTTTTCAGGTACAGAAGAGGCATCTCCATTTTTTGGAGATTTTATACCAGATTGTTTTATTCATTCTGAATATGATCCAGAATTGATTGATAGTATAATGATTCGCCAAAAAAAGAAAATACGAGAAGGCAAAACAAAGGGATTATCCGAGTCAGGTAAACATCCTAGTAATAATTTATTTATTGTATTAGATGATATGTTACACGATGCTCAAAGTTGGAAAAAAGATAAAACCATTAAAAGTATTTTTTTTAATGGTAGACATTTTAATTTTCTTTTTATACTAACTATGCAATACGCGCAAGGAATTCCACCAGAATTAAGAAGTAATATTGATTACGTCTTTATTTTCAATGAACCTTCTGTAGCAAATAGAAAAAAAATATACGATTCGTATGCTGGGATGCTACCGTCCTTTGATCATTTCTGCAATATTTTAGATGCTTGTACACAAAACCACGAATGTCTGGTAATAAAAACATCAGGTAATAGCACTGATTTACGAGATCAAGTCTTTTGGTACAAAGCAGAATCTCATAGTAATTTTAGAGTAGGTCATTCTAAATTTTGGAATTTCCATTTGAAAAATTACAATGACAATTACGAAGAAGATGACGACAAAGATAAAGAACAACTTGATAAATTAAAAAAGAAATTTGCAAAAACAAGAAAACTTAAAGTTATTGTATCAAGACAAGGTGATATTGTTGGATATAAAGAAAACGATGAATAAAATTTGTAATTTTTGTCAATTATTGTAAAAAATTACATATAATGTATTTAAAAACAATAGATTCATAATAGGAGAATGGATAATTCTAAAAGAATTTTTATAACAGTCCATTAACAAAGTTATCAAGTGATTTTCAAAACACATTACTCGAAAAGATACAATCTACATTTACAGATGACGAGCAACAAATTTTTGTTGCTAGTTTCTATAGTTACTTGAATTATAATTCAAAAACAGATTTTGTGATTGATTTAGATGACGTATGGAAATGGTGTGGTTTTGCACGAAAAGATCCAGCAAAAAGATTATTGGAAAAATTTTTTATTCTAGACACTGATTACAAAAAGCTGCTCCTCAAGTTGGAGGAGCGCAAAAATGAAGGTGGTTTTAACAAAGAAACTATTATTGTGTATCACTAACAAGAACTAACAAATGGGCTTGTAGTTATGTACTTAATCGAAAAAAAATTCATATTGGTACATTTGATACAGAATTAGAAGCGTGCCAAGCATATAATAATAAAGTAATAGAATTAAACAAAAGTAGTTGTAATTATAAAGTTAATGATATATAAAAAAGTTAATGATATATAATTAATAAATTATTATACCATATTTTGACAATATTTTGTTCATTTTTTTCAAGTTTATTTTTAAAATAATTATATCAAGCCAAGAACTACCATAACGATAATTTTCAATAACTAATTTTGATACTTTTTTTTTATATTTTAATATTTTAGCCAAATCATTATTAGATAATTCAGACAAGTAATTATCTAGTATTTTTATATCGTCAATTTCAATCATAATTCTACCAAGCATTTGTACTATAAAATACAAAGATTTTCATTTTTTTTTAAATATCGCCATTTTTTTTTAAAAACAACCAAGTTTTACCACCTATTTTAATTTTTCTTTTTGTATGAGGATTTATCATCCAAATATCATTTTGCAAAATAACATCTTGGATTTTATCCAACTCTTGTTGATTAATTTCAGTTCTACACATTGGACATATATTATTATTTGTAGTAACGTGATTTTTTAAACATTGTTTGTGAAATGAATGTTTACAAATTTCTAAAGAAAATATATCATCTTCTGTATTGTCAGTATCATAACAAATACAACATTTGTATTCTCTATTCATAAATTCTTGAAATGTTATTTCATTATCGACTTCATTATCATCATTATTTGTATATTCTGTAAAATTAATGTAATTATAATAATTTTGCAATGTCATAATTAAACGGTTATAATCAATAACATATCTATCTATTTCAAAACACCTTGTTTCATAATACCCATAAGGATACATTTCAGAATACAATGACAAATCTTGAAATATACTGTCTATATTTGTAAGCATATAATTATGAATAAATTGAGTGAACAAATCAATCCTTTCATTCTGCAAATATCTTATTAAACAAGAACTCCAAGATTGATACAATACATAATGAGTATAACTTGGATCATCTCTTCCACCTGGCTCGTACATATATGGATTATTATCTAAAAAAGAATGAAAAGTCAATAAAACAGTTTCTATCCCCATACTAGAAGTCCATTTTTCAAACTTACTATCACCCCACGTATTTAATATAGTTGCACAACATTTACCATTTTCGTACATATTTGGATGTATCCTTACTCCATCATAATTTACAAAAGTTACTTCAGGTGGTGAATGTGGATAATTTTCTGGAATTTTTAAATTTAGTCTAATAAATTTATGCCTATAAACGCTATCACTTGGACCTTTTATAATAGCATATACCTTATTAATATCTGTTTCATCATAATGAATCAAATAGTCATTTTGTAACAATTCACGCTGACTTTGTTCAATGTACAATTGTCTTATTTCTTTCAAGAACCTTTTATTAACAGACATTATATGTTTTAATATAATCTTTTTAAATAATTTTTAACATTCATTTTTTTGTTGTAAGTTGACCACGTTTATACATATCAAGTAATTTATCTTTAATTAAATTTTCCTTTTGTTTTTTTTGTTGTATTTCTCCAAAACGCCTTGGATCTGGCATATATATGATATTGTCTTTTAATTGTACACTCCAAGTCAGATTTTGAGCTGTATTAATTAACATTATATAATCCGGGTATACTACTTTCATTAATAGACCACCTATCCTAAATTGCTTTGTTTTAGTATTATAATACCTAATCCAAGTTTTGAAAAGTGGTAATCGTTCCAATATTTTTTTATCCTGAATTGATTTTAATGGAATATAATTTTCTAATTTTTTAAGAATTTCTTCTTTTGTAAAATTATCTTGTTTAGAACCACTCTTTGGTTTTTTATATCCCGTATTCATTATACTATTATAAACAACCCTTTCTTCGTTTGTTGTTTTCTGCATTGATGTAGTCTGGTTTACTGTTGATGTAACATCTTCTGTTTCTGAATAATATTCATCGTAATCATCTGTATATACATCATCGGTTGTAGTATTATTGTAATAATCACTTGTATTGTTTGTTGTAGTAGTAGTATCTTGTTTTTCAATTATATACTTTTTTTTATTATTATATCTCATTTCGATCTGTATTATTAACAGAAATAAAGTTTATATCAATTTTTTATTTATATAATAGTATTATATGTTCTCTTATATTTACAACACATTATATGATTTAACATCAACGTTAATATATAATCCCCCGAGTGTTAATGAAATTATACCAGGTTTATGGTTAGGTAATTTTAAATCAGCTATTAATATATCATTTTTAAAAAATAACAATATTCATTTTATTCTGAATTGTACACAAAATACCCCATTTTTTTATGACGTTTATAATAAAAAAATCACACAAAGTTTACAACATATAGAAACTTATCGTATACCTGTCAATGATAATTTACAAGAACTCGATTTCATTATTATGGAAAAATACTTTAAAACAATTATACCAATACTAATTCATAAATATACAAATGAGAAAAAAAATATTCTAATCCATTGTCAAGCTGGAAAACAAAGAAGCGCCATCGTAGTAGCAGCTTTATTAAAAGTTCTAGTTGATAATAATCTTATTACGATTAATGAAATATCTAAAAATATTCCAACTAAAATACAATTCAAACGTATATATAATTATATATTATCAAAACGCCCGCAAGTATTTACATATGGACTACGTATTAATTTCGAATCAAGTTTTAGACGTTTTTTTAAATTCTAATGAATTTCGGTAAATTAATACTTTTACTTTCCTATAATTTTATAATGTAATATGAATATAGATATCACAAACGACACAACACAAAATGTTATATACAATTACATTATAAGATTTACACAAAATGACATTTCCACATCAGGATTTTCTGGAAATATGTATTCTATTTACAGAAATTTATTTACAAAATATATAAATTTATTATTCTTTTGGCAAAAAAAAATTGATGAAGACAACGTTCATATTTTCGCCATATACAAGTATAAAAATTTATATATAATAGTTGATAAAAATGAAATATTTGATTGGAATGGTATTAAAAATGCAGAATTACTAAACAATAAAATAAATAATATATCCAATAATTTTCACTTTTATAACAATATAGTTGATATTATACTTTCAATAAATAATTCAGGTCTTCAAGAACAAGTTCGTGATTTTTTATTATTAGAAGAAAAATATTGCCAAGTTTCACAATCAGTACAATTATAATCTTTTATACATTCAGGCATATCATTTTCCCAATTAGGTATAATATTTTTCGTTATATATTCTATTCTGTGATTCAATATAGACTCACTTAAACCCATTTTTTCTCGAGAATCATACATACACGTATAACCAGAATGACATTTTGTATTTATATTATAACCAAAAAAGGAACACAAATTACCACAATTACCCATATATAAAGGATCTGCATTATGACCAAAATGAAATATTTTATTATTAGATTTATTATAAACTAATTGTAAATAATGAATATCACCAGGAGTTTCAAAACTCACAGCTGGTTTATCATATAGTAATGAAACAATACTTGCCAACATACCTCCTAAAGAATGACCTGTAAAAATAACATTTGCATTTTCAAAATCAACAATCTTTTTCGCATTATCTATTATTTCTATCAATTCATTAATGTAATTTTGTGTATTATTCAAGTTCATTCGATAACAATTCTTACAACAAGTATTTTCCAAATTATTTAAACCTTGTTCCTCACAAATGTTACAATCTCCAAATAAATTACTTTGTTTATAAAAACAACAAGAGAAAAATAAATTGTCATTATATTTATCATTAACAGAACTCGATAATCCACATACATCTTTATCATCACGCAATACTACATTATTTGTTACCCAATATACACTAGTTCCTTTAAAAGCTATTACAACATTCTTATTAGTATCATCACTAAACAAATAAGACCTTATACCATCTTTATTTACACTAAGATCACTTCTATAATGCAAAGACGTATTTAACCAAGCCTTATTATCCATATCGTAATATACATTATGAGACATTTTTACTAAATCATAAATTACAGTATAATTCATTATTGGTATAATATAATCTAATAACTTCATTATTAATCAACATTAATTTTAATATTGATTAATAAACTTATCTATAATATTTTTCTTATTTTATCCTTTTATGATTATGATTATGATTTTATGATTATTATTTTATGATTATGATTTTATGATTATTATTTTATGATTATGATTTTATGATTATTATTTTATGATTATGATTTTATGATTTTTTTAAGACTTGTATTTACAAAGGTGTTTCTAAAGAATATCCAATAGTAGTTTCCATACTAACTTCAGGTGTAAATGTAGGTGTTTCTACTACAATTGTAAAATTTTCTGTTACACTAATATCTCTACTATTAGTTTCAGTTGGTTCTGGACAAGGTGTAGTCTCAATTAGAGTTTCAGTTGGCTCTGGAATAATAATTTCCCTTGGATCAGTTTCAGTTGGTTCTGGACAAGGTGTAGTCTCAATTAGAGTTTCAGTTGGCTCTGGAATAATAATTTCCCTTGGATCAGTTTCAGTTGGCTCTGGACAAGGTGTTTCAATCAGAGTTTCTGTTGGAATTTCAGTTGGCTCTGGAATAATAATTTCTCTT